ATAAGAATCTATTTCTTGTTGCAGCAGTATTGTTTTCGAATACCAAGTATCTCGTTGAAGATGCGATGTATTTCTTAACTGCGATTAACAATCTTCTTACATTGATTCTATCTAATGCCGAAGGTTTAGCTTGTAGTGTCTTCTGACCGAATACCGTAGCACCTTGTCCAGGGAACGTAGCGATTGGGTTAATACGGCCTTCGTACAATGTATCTCTTTCAGCATGAGTCAAACGAGTCTTCACTTCGATTACGTTTGGAAGACCACCACGATTCAAACCTGCTGGTGCATACCATTCAGCACCTACTGCATCGTTAAATGCAATAACACCTGGTAATACAACACTTGGCGGAACCCATACTGGCTTGTTCTTATCAGTATCTAAAATCTTAACCCAAGGGTGGTATGTAGCCACATAGTTTGAGTCAAATGAAGTTAGTGAGTTGTTTACAGTTGCAATAGAGTCAGAGTAACCACCTGCGTCCATTACATAGAAACAATCCAATCTATCTTCACACATATCTTTAGCAAAAGTAGTTACTGAAGAGTGTAGTCTATTGATTACACCTGGAAGTACTACCATATTGATATCGAACTCGTCTGGGTTAGAGATTGCATTGATTGCTTTTCTATAAGCAACCGTTCCGGCTGCCGTAGCAGATGACATATCAAAACCTTGGTTATTACCAGCAACAATTGCTGAACCTACGTTTACTACTCTATTTGGTTCGTATCCATCGAAACCACCTTGGAATGGTACTAAGAATTTCTTAGCATCCAAATCAGATGATAGTGTGATTGTAGAGCCATTTGACTCACAAGTAGCCAAGTCAAAGTCAGAACCAACTTCTTCAGTATTTGCGTCTGGAAGTGGTTGTAGGAAGTTCAAGTTATCACTTGTTACGAAATCAAATGAGTAACCTAAGAATGCTCTTTTGTTGTATTCACTTGAAATCGATTGTGATACGTTGTAAGTTGGAGCAGGTAGGTTGTATGTTGAGTGTAATGGTGATGTTACAGCACCAAATCCGAATGGTACAAGTGTTGAATCGATAGCACCACTATCAACATCACTTGCAACTTCTACTCTAATATGAGCAGATGCGTTAGGATAGTCACCATTTGAGTTTAACTTACCATTAGCATCAACTGTAATGTATTTGTCACCAATTACTCTTTTGATGTAGTTTGGTGAGTTAGGGTCAAGGTTCACACCTTGGAACTCTTCTACAATGTTTGGTCTAACATCAGAATCTTGAACACCTTGTCCAAAGATTGAATTAGGAATCTTAGCTGTATCTACTCTTCTTACGATTACACTAAATGTCCCATATTCAGAACCTGGCACCTCTGAAGCTGGTCTAACATTAGTAATACCTACTTTAAATTCGTAGTTAGTAGAGTTACCGTGAGATAGTGTATGGAATTTAATCAAGTCAGTAGCAACACCTGCAACTTTTTGTGATTTAATCCAAGGAGTAGCAGCTTCTTGGTATGCTTTTGTGTAATCAACATCTACTTGTTGAACCGATACCTTTACATCCTCACCAGTTGCAAAAGATGCAGATTGGAATGTAGAGAAGTTCAATTGAGTATAAGCCTTTTTAGAAGACTTTGGTGCGTATCCAAATGTTTTAGTGATATAATCAGCATTTGATGGGTTCAATGAAGCAGAAACAATTTGTTCTGAAACTGAACTACCAGTCAATGTTAATTCAAAGAATGATGCTGATGCAACTGCATCTACTGATGAATCATCGAAGTCGCCTGCATTAGTAGTGGTTGTTGGGTGAAGTAATGCACCTACAAACTCACCTTGAGATGATGATACTACCAATGCTAATGGTTTAGCAGTATACCCACTCTGACCTAATACTCTTACGATAGTCGCAGTACCTGCTTCTTCTAAGTAAGATTGAGCAGTATACGGAAGATATGAATCTTCAGTAAGACCACCGAACTTTTGTTGGAATTCATTAAACGATTCTACCTTCGTTGGAACGAAAGCAGGTCCTTTGATTGATTGCCCGATAAGAGCAGCACCAATCTCACCAATACCCACAGGTAGGAATGAGAGGTCTTTTTCTCGTGTAAATACGCCAGGACTTACAATTCTTTCAGCCATTATTTTCTCCTAAATTCTAAAATTTGGTTTTCCTTATAATAAATACACCAAAAAATAGGGAAACGACTACTTATTTTGTAGGTGTGAATTGATTTGTGTTAATATCGTAAGTACCCTCACCATATTTATCTTTCAATTCTGCACTCAATTCCATTTCTTGTTGTCTTAGAGTAGTGTATCCATCAATCAACGATTGCTTCTCGTTTTTCAACGATTGGAACTCCTGCTCTAATCCGTGGATTTGTAGTTCGATTTCACCAATTCTTGTATTGGTGGTTATTACTTTTTGTTGAAACTCTTGGATTTTGTTCACCTCTTCTTCAGAGAATTGAATCATTGTCTTTTCTTCCATAACCTTATGTTTTTTGTTATATTATATAAATATGTAAATATTATTCATTACCTATGGTTGGGTAGGACTCATTTCCACCTAATTTTGAATTCTCACCCCAAGATACCTTACCAACTGATATTCTACGTTTAGTATTGTTGGACATCGCTGCATATTCTGGAACGATATATGCTTTGGCAGTAAGATTGATACTTGCTTTAGTAATTCTATCTTGACCCATCTCTGAAATGGTTTCAAATGAGTAAGAATCACCTTTGATTACGAATTTGTATCTATCACCAAAAGAACGGCCTTGGAAAAACACGATTTGTTCTACAATCTTATTGACCTGCTCCATATAGTCACACCAAACAACCACTTCATACTCCAAATTTACATAATCGGGTCTTTCAACCGACATATATTCTTTTTTCGGAGTCTGGCCAGTTAAAACTGAGAATTGGTCGTATCTATTTACTTTGGTATAAGTTCTTTCGAACATTTGATGTGTATCTTCGTTCTCAGCAACTTTTAACTTTGCTAAATCCGTATTGATTGAAAGATTGTTTCTTTTAAAAGAGATTACTGGGGTTAGCATCATCCCATTATCATCTTTCATAAATCCATCTCTTTGAGCAGATGCCCACTTCTCTGGAGATGCGTACATTACTGGAACTGGGTAGAATCTACCATCATCTTCGATAGTAGGTTTAACATCATTTTGTAAGAAGTTAGAAAATGCAGAGTCAATGTCGTAAATACCAACCGAAACGTTCTTTACGTTATCTTGGTCTCTACGAAGTTGCTTTGCCTTATTCAATTTCACATCTTCTGAGGTAGAGGATTGAGTTTGAGTAAGGTTTGGTTTCGACTTGTCTTCGTTTCTATACTTACTTGCCATCTTATAGTCCTAATGGTACTTCGTTATCGTTTTGTCTCGAATTACCTTTATAATTATCAACCAATCTAATTGTTGTTTGTCTTGTAACGTGTGCATCACATATAATAGATACATTCAGACCTTGTGTTTCACCACCATCCCAAGTTGTTGGGTTCTTACCTGCGAAGTATTGGTAAGAGTATTGTGCATCAATCAAGTGGTATTCGCCATTCCATTGGATAATGTCACCAACCTCGGGTACAAGTTCCTTTTCAACTAAAGTATCACGTAAAAATCTAAACTGAACCTCACGAGTGTATGATTGACCAAAGTCATCTGATACTTGTGATGATTGACCACGTTCGATTATACAAGGAATCTTAATGGGTTGATTAAATACCTTATCTTTACCCTCACCATATAGATTTGACTTTGTTTCGGTCAATGCTACTTGGTAATAGTAGATTTCAGTATCAATAATGTCGTTGATAAGTTCTTTATTCAACTTATTGAATAATGCCATATCACGTTGTCCACCGAATAAAGCCATTTGGTTATCCTATAAAAATTGGTCGTGGTACTCTATTAAGAGTTTCTTCTAAATACTCAGATTCTTCTTTTCTTGCTTCCATCAATGCTCTACGAGATGTTGATTCTAACATTTCAGTCAATTGAGTCATCAATGCTTCTTTTTCAGCAGATGCTTCGTTACGAAGGTCTGACCCATCGAGTGTTACATCAGCACCAGGGATTGGAATTGATGAG